CCGCCGGTCGTCGTGCTGTTGCATTCACAAATTACGAGAATCGTATTTCCATTCGTGACCGGACTGGAGAAACTTGTGTTGTACGTGCCTCCTGGAAATGCGCCTGAGTCGATAGTCCTCGTTTGTACTACCGTGGGCGCCGATGAGCCGAATTGCTTGAACAACATTAGGGCAAGCGCGCATCCAACCGGCCCGAGAGTCGCAATGCTTCCTCCCGCTGCAATCGCCCCGCCCGTAGCTTCTTGTGCGTAGGTTTGGCCGAAGATAGCAACTGCACCCCATCCCGCATCCGGCGTGAACGTGACGCCGCCCGTTTCGACAGATCCCATCAACGCGAATTCTGGGGGAGAAGAAGGCGTCAATGGAGTGCTGGCGATGTGACCGTTTGGAGGTGTCACGGTGACGGCGCCATAAGCGACGCTATCAAAAGCACCAATGCCATTCGAGAGAGCAGTCGCAGTATTAAGCGCGACCGAAGCATAGTTTGGCGGTGAATTGAGCGTGATGTTGTTTGGTGTCGTCCAAGGCACTTCGTTGGCTGCGGGAACGTTTACGCCCAACCCAGCCAGCCGTTCAGAAAACAGATTGAACGACTGGACCTGATTCTGACGTGCGCCGCGCGTGAAGACCTTGCCGGGAGAGTAATCACAGTCCTGATTCTGCGGACTCGCACCTTCCGGCAAATCTTCTGGCGACAGCTCCGGCACAGCTCCGCCAAAGACTGTCAACGCAACATCTTGCGTGCCTTGCGTGTTGTTCATCAGTTCATAGATTGCGGAAAGACGATGCGGAAATTCACCACATCGGTGCTGATCGCCGGAGTTGTGGCGTTTAGCGCCGTACCATTGGTAATTTCGGTGCTACCCGCCGTGGCGGACGCCGCCGTCCCAGAAAGAATCATTAATTTGTTGGTTGCCGTATTCCATTGATATGAGATTCCGCTCCCGGCCATCGTAAAAATATCCACTTGAAGCGGCGCGCGATTGCCGAACGGGCCAAAGTTTATGAAAGCGAAACCCGTAAGCGCCGCCAATCCTCCGGTTGCGTAAGTATCCGTTGGCGAACTGAATGCCACGCTCCCATAATAAGTGACACAATCCTGTGTAACGTCACCTAGCGGTGCTTTGCTGGTTGCATTGAACTTCACAGTTGCCGTAGCCATGCGATTCTCCTTTTAAGTCGTGGGTAAGATTAGGTACTGAACGATGATCGTTGCCGTCCCGTTGCCCGCCGCAAGATTGTTGGTCACCTTGGAAATCGTAAGTGGTGCGTTATCATCCGTGGGCGGATTCCCTGCCGTGTCAATCAAACCTGGCCAAGGGAAGACTTGCAGCCGCTTGTTCGGCGATGTCGTGGTCAGAAAAATAGTGTTGGCGAGAACAGTCGTCATCGTTCCGATGGTGAAAGAAATGTTTCCGCCCGCATCGGTGTAGGCCGCTGCCCCTGCGAATAGCTTGATGTAAATCGTGATCGGGACAATGGAGAAACCGACGCCCGGAGCCGCCACAAGTGTGATCGGGATCGTCAATAGATTGAGCAGATTTGCCGAAGTTAGCGGTGTGGTGGCGGTTTGCAGCAGTGTGCCGGGAATATCAGCCGCAACCAGTGCGCGGAACGTAGGCGACGATGCGCCTCCGGTCGTCGCTCCTGCGAACACCAGATTCGCATTCTGATTGATGAGCGTGATGGTGTCGGCCAGCGTTCCGGCCCCGGTGATCGGAGAGCCCGTCACAGAACTACCGAGAAGCGCGCCGGGAACCGCCAGCGTATGCCCAACGCTCGTAACCGTACCTGCTACCCCTGTGAGATCGGCGGCGACTAAAGCTCGGAAGGTGGGCGGTGCTGCTCCTCCTGAAGTTGGACCGGCCCAAACTTGATTGGCGTTCTCGTTGGCTTTGGAGACCGCCAGTGTGCCAGCAGCCGTAATCGGCGATCCAGCAACAGAAAACTCGGCAGGCATCGTAAGGCTGACGCTTGTAACTGAGCCGCTTCCGCCTCCCGCCACCACGTTCTGATCCAAGAGAACGAGTTGGTTCGGAAGGGCTGTACCGTAGAGTTGGACGGTGTAGATTCCCGCGGTGGCATAAAAAAAGAAGTTCCCTAAAACATCAGTCAGGAAAGGATTCGGCAACGCCGAGGTTGCAACGGTCCCGCCTGAAACATAGGTTCCCGGTGAGGTGCCAATGAGCGTTCCGTTGGTGTTCGTGACCGTGACATTTAGCCCCGACACACCGCTGATCAGCCAGATCCCGTTGTAGCCGGAAGGCGTTATGCCGGAGACGGCAAGATACGCTCCAACGATGACATCCGAAGGAACCGTACCTAGCACGAAGGTAATAAATCCATTCGCCCAAGATGCCGAGGTTAAAGCAGGCGCATTGGAAGTTGCCGCGGCCCAGATCGTTGCGAGCGGTGACCCTGGCTGCGTCGTGGTAGTCGCAGGTTCGGTGAGTACCGCAACGCTGACGCCTGTGAGAGCTTGCCCGGTAATGCTGCGCGTCGAACCATCGAACCTAAAAAACGCCATAGTTTTCCTGTATAATCATGTGATGAGCGGATACACTCATGGACGGGCGGGCGGGACGCCGATGACCCCAGAACGAAGGGCTTATTTCAACGCCAAAACGCGCTGTACTAATCCGAACGACAAAAAACGCTGGAATATTTACGGTGGCCGAGGGATTAAGTTTCAGTTTCAATCGTTCGAGCAATTCCTTTCTTGCGTAGGACTTAAACCGACTCCGAAGCACATGCTTGACCGCATTGACAGCGATGGCCACTACGCGCCTGGAAATGTCCGATGGTCTACCGTTCATGAACAAATGCTGAATCGCCGCATGACTCCCATCCGACATAAAGCGATCTGCCGCAATTTGGTGATTGCCAGAAAAAATGTGTCCCGCGATCCGATAACCCACAAATTCACCAGCCATCAGCGATAACTCCCGCTCAAACTATCATCGATGGAACCATGCCCGCTGCGGAAACCTCGCGGCCTTGAAGGGTTGCGCTGATCCGCTCGTACATGGCGGTTAATGATCTGATTCATCGCTTCTTCGGCCATCTGCATAATCGTGGGCGCTTGCGGACTGCCGCGGCTGATCGCGTAGTGGTAAAGAATCAGATAGGCCACGGCGCGCTTCGAGCGCGGGATGAGAATCGTTGCCTGAAGAAAGTTCGTGCTCGTTCCGAAGTCCAAAAGTGACTGTTCGTAGCGAATGCGCAAATCCTGCGTGTTCGTGCAACCCTGCATATAGATCGAGCCTTGCCGCCATTCCCATTGCCGGAAGTTCGAGCCTGGCTGATACGACTGCAATCCGTCTTTCGCTTCGTGGACGGGAAAGAACTGCTGCCCGGTATTGGTTTGCCGCTGCCAGATGCGCAATGGAACGATGAGATCAGGCGGTAACGTCGGCGTCGCGTGCTGATTTACGCCATCGTTGTAGCCTTGGTAGCCGATGAAAACTTGGATCGATGGATCGGTTCCCGGCGTCGGCGGGATCGGTGTGAGAATCACGTTGTCCACGATCTGCGTGGTAACGCCATTATTGGCAAGATATTCCTGGCAGGTATCTACAGCCGCGTTGACGAACTCCAGCGAGAACGGCGCATTATCCGTGAGGATTTGTCCCGCACTCGAACGAAGCATGTCGTTGGAGGTTGCGCGCGCTAGGTTCATGCACGCTTCGACTGTCGGGTAGACACCTATTTGTACGTTGGGCATGGATTCAGCATCACGGGACGCGCAACGCTCGCCGACGACAGGGATCGCCGGGAGTTAGCTGCTGCCCCGTGAAGATTATTTCTTGCTGGCTTTCACTCCTCTGCGAGCAAGCAAATCGTCACGATCCTCGGCGCTGATGACTCCCGCCTTGTACGCGCCTTCAGGATCAACCACGTAACCGCAAGCGTGCTTGAGCGTTCCACTCTTCATGGGCTCAGAGCACGCCGGACAGTCCGCGAGTTTCTTATAGATGCGATTCCACGGGCGATCCTCTTGGAAGTAAGCCGCCGCGAGCCGCATTGTCGGAGTAATCGACTCCATCGCCTTCGGGCCTTGCGCTTCGAGCGAAGTAGCAACCGCCAGAATTTTGCGAAAGAACGCTTCCATCTTCGTCTTTGCTGTTTCAAGTTCGTCTTCCGTAGGCGTTTCGTTCAGCGACCAAAACACACCCTTTTCTTCGAGGTTCTGCCCTTCTGACCAGTCGCCGCCAAGATACGGATTCACGATGTCCCGCGCGATGTACTTCCCTTCCACGTCATCGGTACGCATAGCATTCGTTGCGGCATCGATGTAGCTGGAACGCACGATGGCCGGGAGCACGATGGCTTTGGTGTAGCGTTGCCCTAGCGGACACGGCGGAATGCGAAATGTTCCGAGCGAGCCCTTTTCCACCACATGCGCGAGCGGTCCAATGTTGAAGATGTAGACGTGATACTTTGGCGCGAATTCGTTCAGCGGATTGGGCTGATACTCCAGCGGCCCATCCATCTGGCGTTCCACGTTTCTCGAAATGTCCGGTCGTGACGGCATATCAATGCACCATTCCCTGTCCCTGTTGATAGCCGGAAATCACCCTCCGGTCTATTTCTTCTTGAGTGAGCTTTGGATTTGCCCTCGCCCATCTCCGAAGGTCTTTCGGACTTCCCGGCTTTACCTCATCGGCCAGCAAGCGCATTCCGTTTTGCTTTTCCGCGAGCCGTTGCATCCATGCTTCGTGATTCGATTCATGCGTGCCAGCAGCGCCGCCGAAGGCTGGTGAAGCATCCAAATAAGCATCATGAGCAATCCGCATACGTTCTTTCTTCGCCGCCAGTTCCCGCTCTTGGATGATCCGCTTGCGCTGTGCGAACGTAATCCCTCGTGCTTCGTAAATCTTCGGGAGCAGGTTTTCGAGGATGCGATAGTTCAGATTATTTTGCTTGCTGTGGTGGCAGTAGTCGCCCTGGAAGGGATAGTCTCCGCAAACATGCAGTCCGGTCGCTTGATCGTAGGACTTTTCATACCACTCTTCCGGCGTGCCGAATAGCTCCGCAGGCTTCCACATCTCCAGATGCCAGAGAGGCGCTTCGCCGTAAGTCAGTACGGTGTGCTGTCCGCAATAGCTGCCTTCCATCTGGCCCCAAATCTTGCGCGTGGCGCTTGGCCCCCACACGAGGCGGAAATTCGGCCTGCCATAGATGTTCTTTCCGCCGTAGCGGAGCAGGAAATCCGAGTATAGCCGTGGGCATTCTTTGTGTTGGCGAATGATTTCTACGCGCATAAAAAGTGGGGAGATTATGGGCTCTCCCCAAGCCGCTAAGGATTAACCGAAGATGCCGACAGGAATTGCCGCGTTGGAAACAACCGCGCCTGCACGCACGTTCGAGTTGTAGACATTGCCGCTCCAGACAAAGTAGAAGATTGTCGAAGCGTTGATGCCGCCGGACGGCCCGATGGTCGGGAACACAGTCTGCCCGTTCACGTCGTACAGATCGGACGCCTTGAGTTCGCCCAAGCCCCAATACTTCAGGCAGAGCGCGTCAATGCGGCCGGGTAGCGCGTGAACTGAACGAACGATGTCATAACCAACGAACGTGCTCGGAGTATGCTTTTTCAGCATGTCTTGCGAGCTGTCGCCCTTGATTTCTTGCTGGTTGGTAATGGCCACCTGAACAGCCAGGTTCTCCACCGCCGCTGCCTGATCGACGTTCATGTACCAGATGAGATCGGCCAGCGCGGGAGATTCGGTTCCCAACGCCAAGCTGATCTTGCTGGTGACGAAACGCCCGGTAGCTTCGGTGATGAACGCGCCGCCCAGATTGACAAGCGGAGTGGACAACCGGCCAGGGAAGGACGCGCGGCTGAGGCCGTTGAGCGTTCCGCCGTTGCCGTTCACCTGGTACGCGCGAATCCCCATGATCGAAGTACCCGCGCCGCCGGTAGCCCCGTTAATCACGAGGATATCGTTGGCTGCGGTAGCTCCGCCGATGGAAGGCAAAGCGTCTGCCGTCCAGATGGTGTTGGTGACGCCATCTACGAAGCTGATCTGGAACGATCCACGGCTCGCGCCGCCGACCGCCGGGAAGACTTGCACGACCTGGTTGTCGAAGAACTGGTTGGCGTTGTTGACGACGATGTTCGAGAACGAAGGCCCCGCAGCACCCGTGCCGTTGTTCGGAGTAACAACCGTATCGAGCGTTCCAGAGCCATCGCCCTGGAGGTCGGCATCGAGGTTGGACTTGAACTGTTCGAGGGTGTGCGTGAACTCCGTAGCCTTGACGTTGACGCGGGATTTCTTGCCGGAATCGGTGGACCATTGCGCTTGCGCGGTAATTTCGCACGCCTCAGCGAACGAGACGGGCAAAAGAAACTGCGCTGCATATTGGGAACCGGTGCCGCGGCCCATGTCGCCGCCATCAGCCTGGAACTGCAAGTGAGCCGAGCCTGCCTTGATACGCATCGGAATGCGCAAGGAAGGACGGCCCGTGGGATCGAAGCTGGAACCGGCCGAACCGCCCGTACTGGTGGACATGGGCAGAACGCGGCCAGCTTTCTTCAAGCGGGCAAAGAAGGTATCTTCTGTAAGCATCAGGTCGGGAATTTCTTCCCGCACTGTCTCCAGTTCGACAGCTTCTACAGCCGCTTCATTGAGAGCAGCCATAAGGCTACCCCTTGTTCTGTGAGCTTACTCGCTGCGGTTTGCGGTCCCTGAGCCGCCAGCATCGCTCTTGCTGAGTGAGTGGGGCGCGTAGCGCCTCTCCGTAGAGAGGTCCTGCATTCAATTCACACGCTCGCCTATTTATGGGTTTAACGAGATTCCCGGCTCGGAGGCGTTGGACGTGGAACGAAAATCGTTGTGGTGGTGTTCTTCATGATGAAGGAAACAAAACCATCTTACTTCTAAAGGCTTGGAATAATCGTCGTGATGCATATGGGCGCGTTCGCCGCAAATCTCACATGGCTTACGCTGAATTTTCCCGCGCAATAAGTAAGTGAACGCTTTACCACGGCAGTAGCGCCTTCGTTTTTGTTCTTCAGAATATTCGCTGTATCTTGGACGATGCTCTCGCATCCACTTCGCGTGGCACTCCCTGCAAGATGTCTGACGAGGGCGTCTCGCTGGTCTAAGTCCACATTTATTACAAAGTCTTTCGGCTGTAACTGGGCGGTGCTCTTCTGGGGCTTGCGCCTTAGGTAAGCGGTGACTAGCTACCTCACCGGCGGCATGATTGCCGCGTCCGCTGACTCCAGCCGCTAAGTCAGTTCTTCCCGCACAGAAATCTACCACTTCGCCTGCCGTCCCGACTTGAGCCATGCGGTGCCATGCGTGCGTGCTCCAAGAAACGTGGCCTTGTCCGTCTTGCTGAAGTCCACGTCACCAATCTTCGGACGGCCCGTTACGGTTTGTCCCGCGCTCGCTCCTGCTCGCGGAGCAGGTCGTGCGGCTGGTCGCCCATTCGATGTGCCAAGCAGATTGAAGTCCTTGAGCACCGTCTGAACTGCTTTGCTCATCTGCCGCGAGGCGTTGCTAGTAATGAAGGCAATGGCCTTGTCGCGGTCGCGCTGGTTCATCACCGCTTCGTAACGCTTCCCATAATCGCCGGTATTGATGAGCCGCTTCAGTTCTTCGGTGATCTGCCCGCGAACGCGATTGCCCTGATCGGCACTGGCGAACTTGCGCCCACGCATCAGCTTGGCAATCTCCTGATTCATGGTGCGCCCAACCTGCGTATTTACATCCGCGCGAACGGTGCCGTAGAACGCTTTCTTGTCACGCTCGGCAATCTCTTTCTCGCGGCTATCCAATTCCTCTTCGCGCGCCTTGTAGGGATTGTCCTTGGCGCGTTGCGACAGCCCTTTCATGTCGCTGAGGAACTTTGTCAGTAGGTTGAATTGCTTGATGGCGTCTTCGGGCTTGTTGCCTTCTAGCGCCTGGCCGAGTTGCGCGATGGCGGAGAATACGCCGTACTTCTCGAAGATGGCATCCGCAACGCCTGATCCCACCTGATCGAAGCGAACCGGGTCCATCTGGGCCAGTTTATCCAGCGCCGCCGGTACCAGTCGCTTAAAGCCGTCCGGGTAATCCGTGGCCCAGCCTTCGATAACCTTGGGATCGCCCTTTTGGAATCCCTGCTCCAGTTGGTTGTAGTTCTCGACTGTCTCCGCGAGCTGAGCAATCTTCTCGACGCCGCCGTGGAGTTCTACCGCTTCTTTGAGCGCGGTGAGTTCTTGCGTGGTGCCGAGCTTGTCAACGCCTTGGACTTTCCAGTAGGCACGCTCGAACGCTTTCGCGGCGACGGGATCGACTTCACGAATCTTGGCGAGATGCGCTTTGAAATCTTTGGTGCCGTAGCGGCCGTCTTTAGGTTCGGCCTCAGTAGTTGGTTTATCGGGTAACTCAGGCGAATCAGTTTCCAACTCTTCGGGACTTCCACCTTCGGGAGATCCCCCTTCGTCGCCTGCTCCACCAATCTCTTCAACTGCATCGAGGACTGCTTCTTCGCCATCCATCTATCCCTGCCTTTCTCCCTGTTCCCTGTGAATTAGAGGGGCCGAAGCCCCTCCCCCTGCTAAGCCTTGACGACGGGCAGCATCGGAACGAGCAATTCGAGCAACGCTTCGATGCGTTCCGCTCCCATGCGCGTCATGTCCGACGTGTGATTGGGATTCTTGATCGATACCAATTGAGCCTGAATGCGGGACACGATCTCCGCTGAGGTCAACGGTTTCGCTGGTGCTGTAGCGGCTACCGCGGCCGCCTTACGAGCCGCTTCCGCTTTGGCTGCTGCTTCTGCCGCCGCTGCGGCTGCTGCTTTCTGCTCTGCCGCTACTTTTTGCTGCTCTGCTGTCAAAACATCTGGTTGTGTCGCCATTTCGTCTCCTTATTGAACTTTCTCCGTAGCTGGTTTGCCTTGCAGACGTGCTGCTGCCTGCTGGGACTTTTCGGCCTTGTCTTGCGCTTCCTTGATTTGCATCTGGCCAAGATCGAGATGGATGCCCGCCTGACCGGCCATTTGAACCTGACCTTCGGGCGGCAAATCCTTCAGCGCAATCGATTCGCTGGGCGGCTTGGGCGGTGGCGGTGGTGCTTGCTGAGCCTTCAACGCCGCGGCGTGTTCGTCGTAGTGCGTCTCGACATTCTGGAAGCCTTGCGGATTGGCGACAGACTCGCGTATACCTTCCGGCGAACGTGCCCACGTCTCAATCTCGTTCATTTCGCTGGCGTGGTCATCGAACTTGCCGATTTTTACCGTGCTCACGACTTGCGGAATCTGCTGGAGTTGCTGTTGGGCGGCTTGAGCCGCTTCAGGTGGAATCGGTATCCCTTGCGCCTGAGCTTGTTGCGCAGCACCTTCGATCTGCTCGGTCATCTCCTGAACCTTCGGATTCGGCTCCGGTCCCGACTGCAATAGGATCGTAATCTCGCCCAGTTGCTTCTCGCTAGAATCAGCGCCTGGTATGACCATCTCCGGCAAGCCAGCATTATCCTTGGCGAGCATCATGTTGCGCGCAGTGCTCAGAATCTTCGCCAGCACCGGATTCTTCTCCGCCATCTGAATCACGTTATTCCAGATTGCGCGCTTCGCTACCCAGCTCTCGGGGAAGTTATCGTCCTGATCGGGATAGCAGCGAATGTTGCCCTTGAGGTCGTTCGGGTCGATCGCCAGCTTTTGTACCTGTTTGCCTTGTCCCGGTACAGAACCGGTCATGGTCTCTTCGCGGTACGCCGCCGCTAACTGGACTGCTTGCCGAATCACCGACGCATAACCGGCTCGGATGTTCCGCCAGGTTAGGCCGATGCGTCCCAACGCCTGATCCCTCTGGATCGTAATCCCGCCCAGCGTGTCGTTTCCGCCGGTGTCGCCGCCGAAGAGAGCTGGTGAGCCGCCTGAAAGAAACTGCGGCCCAGGACCAAACAGCCATTCCAGATACGCCATCATGCCTTGAGCAATCTCGACTTGCGGCTCGACAAAGAAGTTCTGGCTGATCTCGCGTGTCGAAGATTTTGGAGCCTTCAGGTATTGCCCCGGCTTGCGTTCCGCATCGTTCAGCGCGTTGGCGTCAATCGAAGGATCAAGCCACACCCGGGGAATCAGGTGCATGAACGATTCGTGCATCAGATCCACAACGTCGTTGACCTTTTCCTGAATCGGAATCACTGGGCTGCCCAGCGCCGGACGGTGCGCGCCATCGCCCGAACGGGCGTGAACCAAGGTCCAATGGTCATCCATCGCTTCGTTACGCTGCTCGCACAGCGCGGGTCCGCACATGACCGCCATCAAACCCTTGGGGAAGGTTTGGTACAGCCAGTCCCGCATCTCGTCTTCAGATTCTTCGGTGAAGAACTCCGGCCGCATCCATGTGCGTTGCTTCGTAGCATTGAACGTCATGCTGTCCGAAGTCATCGAACTCGGCCGCATCCCCATCATGATCGATGTGCGCGCAAGGCGTTCGTATTCGGACTCTGCTGTAGGCGTTACGCCAGCCTTGATCTCATCAGCGTAGTCGGGATATTCCGTCTTCAGCCGCGAAATGTCCCATTCCTTCGAGTGCTGCAAATACGGCGTTTCCGCAAGGCAGTTCGACTGAATCGCTACCTTCGTCTCCAGCACGTCATATGCGCAAACAATCTCGGAGCCGCGTGGAGTTCCGGTACCTGGGCCTATGTCTTCGGATTCGTCCGCTTCCTTCTCACCCGCTGCGGGCAGGTAATCGATCTCTTCCTGAGCTTCCGTCACGCCGGGATTGCTGTAGCCAAACCGCTGACCATCAAGGATGTGCCGCGCTTCGAGACAGCAGCGCCCATCGGTATACAAGTAACGATCCATGTCCGCGAGGATCGTCAGCATGTCGTTGTTGCGTTCGATCAGCAGGCGGGCTTTGTCGGAGTTCTCAGAAGCGGAGATGTCAGCGGCGTTGGTGGGATCGTCGGGCTCGAAGCGTACGCTAGGCAGCGAAGCCGTCAGGGCCGCAACAAGGATGTCGCCAAAGCCCAGATAGATATTCGTCTCATCCGAGTGATCGTTGTAGTTCTGCCCGCCAGCTTGAACCATGCTGGGAGTGATCCAGGTTCCCTTTGGGCCAGGGAGAAGATGCTGGTTGCCACGATAGAAGTAGCGCGCTTTCCAGGCATCGCGGACTTCCAACCGGCGAGAGACTAAATCCCGCTGGGCAACCTTAGAGCATAAACCCTTGATGCAATTGCGCTTCTCTTCGGCTTGCGGGTCGTCAGGATCAATCTCGACACGCGCGTTCGTGGCGTCAACGGCGCACAGTTCGCCAGGCTGGAACTGTTGCTCTTCCTGCCCGAGTTCATCAGCATTCTCAGCGCCGGGACTTGCCTGGAGTTCTTCAGTGTTTGGCATTCATCCACTTGGAGGATTTGTGCTCGGGGATGTCGTGGCCTTCTTTGCGCAGATAGCTGAGCTGAATCGCCTTAGCCTGTTTTTTGCTCTTGACGATTGGGCCACCGGGACCGCTGTGAAGCGTCCCGG